TAGGTGGCTGTAAGCAGCGATGTGGACAGTCTCCATGTTATCGAAGGCTGCCAGCATCATCTTGACTTCAGTCGGTTTGAACACAGTGCTCAGACGTTCTTGGTAGTTGTCCTGTACTTCGATGTCAGCCTGAGTAAAGAACCTGAAGATTTGGGTCAGGAGGTTCTTTTCAGGGTCGCTGAGCTTAGTCGCCCAGTCTCGGACGTCCTCACCCAGAGGCACCTCTTCAGGAAGCCAATGGAGTCGCTGCTGGACTTGCCAGAAGTTATACGCCCAGGGGTAGCGGAAAGGTTTGTAACCTGTGCTTGGTGTCAATAGTCCGTTATGCGTCATTCAATGTCCCGTCATATTCGATGCCATAGTCAAACAATACTTTTAGTCCGTCGTTAAAGTCTTGCTCTGTGTAGTACGGTCCACCACAACATTCTGGATCCCCACAAGAGTTGTCCCCTAAGTAGACAAGTACATCCTCTATAGCAGTCCGAAGTTTATTTAATTCATAAATACCGACTTTTACTGACATGACAAACATTCCTCGAAATTCGTAGGGGTTACTTCAACGTGCGGCGGGGTTATTGTGTTGTCATCAGAGACACTACCGGCAAAGCCTGCTCGCTGGAGAGACTTACTCCGGAGGTAGTAGAATGACTTGACACCTTGTTCCCACCCCTTGAAGTGAAGCATCATCAAGTCCCACTTGTTTACGTCAGCAGGGATGTACAGGTTAAGGCTTTGTGACTGGTCGATGTAAGGTTGACGATCAGAAGCGAACTCTACGATCCACCGCTGGTCAATCTCGAACGCAGTCTTGAAGATGTCCTTCTGTAGTGGCGTCATCCAATTAAGATGCTGGACTGATCCTTCGTTCTCAAGAATACTGTTCCATTGCTCTTCCGCCCACAGCCAACCATCTATTACATCATCATTGAAAATTAGAGACATCTCTTTGATGACAGCGTCGAGGTACTTGTTCTTCACAGTAAACGAACCACTGAGCGTCTTGTGGGTATACACGTTAGCAGGAATAGGTTCGATACAGGCAGAAGTACCGCCAGCGATGATACTGATGCTAGCAGTAGGAGCGATGGCAGTTCTGTATGAGAACCGTCGGAACTCGCCTGCGGCAACTGCATCTGGGCAGCCACCGCGTTCAAGGGCTAGACGAAGGTCTGCTTCATCTACCTTGTCCTTGATGTGTTTGAACATCTGCATGTTCATGCCCTTGGCCAGCGCCCCCTCAAACGCAATGCCTCGACCCTGAAGATACGAGTGGAAGCCCATGACACCCAGCCCGACACTCCGCTCCCGGTAAGCAGACTGAACAGCCTTGTGCATTTCAGGCGGTGCCTCGTTGATGTATGCGTCGAGTACGTTATCAAGGAACTCCATCACATCGTCGATGAACTTGTCATTACTCCGCCACTCGTCCCACTTCTCTAGATTCAAAGAAGAAAGGCAGCATACAGCAGTCCGATCTTCAGACGTAGGAAGAGTAATCTCGCTGCATAGATTGGACGTACTTACTTTGAGCCCGAGCTTTTTGTGGTGGCTAGGCGCTGCGTTGTTTACCGTGTCGCTGAAGACGATGTACGGTTCACCTGTTGCAACGCGCGTTTCAAGAAGGCGTTCAAACAAAGCTCGCGGATCAACCTCCCTGACTGTCTCACCTGTCTTTGGGGACTTAAGAGCATACGGTTGGCCGCTTCGTACAGCCTCCATGAAGACGTCATCAATCATTACTCCGTGGTGGATGTTCAGAGACTTTCGGTTGAAGTCTCCTGAGGCTTTTCGGATTTCAAGGAACTCTTCAATCTCTGGATGCGAAATGTCAACATATACCGCTGCGCTTCCTCGTCGCAAGGAACCTTGACTAATGGCGAGTGTAAGGCTGTCCATAACCTTGATGAAAGGAATGATGCCGCTGGTATGTCCATTGCGCCCAACTGCTTCACCAATCGAACGAACTCCTCCCCAATAGGTTCCGATCCCTCCTCCCCGACTTGCAAGGTAAACGTTCTCGTTCCAGACATTAGCGATTCCTTCCATCGAATCTTCAACGTGGTTCAAATAACAAGAGATGGGGAGACCGCGATCAGTCCCCCCATTGCTTAAGATTGGAGTAGCGGGCATGAACCACAGCATACTCATGTAGTCATACAACCGTTGAGCGTGTTCAGGGTTGCTGCCGTAGGCTTCGGCCACCCTCTTGAAGAGGCTTTGATATGTCTCTCCGGAGAGTAGGTAACGATCATCAAGGGTGGCTTTACCGAAGTCAGTCAATAGTGCGTCACGTAGTACGTTGGTCGTTACCAATGCGTTATCCTTTATTAATAGTGAGAGCAGAGCTAAGACTCTGTAGGAACTGTGTCCAGAAGTTTGGGTCCTGAATCAACTTAGCTACGATGTCAAAATCCCCGCTATCAAGAGCCATCTTCACGCTACGATCAGGCTTGTACTCAATTACAATACCTTCGTCAACAATCAGGTCAACGTAAACAGACAGATCATCAACCGCCATCGGTGTCCCTCCACAAGTCTTCAAACGTCTTAGGAGTAGGCAACCGCTGTAGCGGCCAGTCCAAAGGCTTAGGGTCGGAGACAATAACCTTGTCACCACAACCGATAAGAAGCATCTGATGCGTAATCAGGCCGTCTTCATCCATAGCGAACCGGGTATCTAGTTCAAGTCGCTCGAGAAGGGCTGTAGCCGCCTCTAGACACCGTTCATCCGACCACGTCTTAATCTTCTCTGCAAAACTCATCTTAATCTTGGCCAATGTTTTGGTCCCCTAGGTGAAAGTAATACGTCTTAGTTGGGTCGGGCTGTAGGTAGAAGCTACCATTGACCATGTCAACAATGTCATCTGCCTCTGACCCGTCAATCCACTCTTGAAGCAGCCTATCATTCTCTTGCTCAATCAGGAGGTCGAGGTAGTGTCGAGCCTTAGTTAAGTCCTCTAGTCCGTTCTTATTCTTCCATCTGGTCACGTACTTGATGACGTTACCTTCGATAAAAGACAGATCGTTACTAGTGATGTACTCGATAGGCTGGATGCCGCCCTTCCTGTAGTAGTCAGGGCCTTCATTGAATGCACTCATGGTTACACCTCGTAGTCATAGATTTGTAGGTCGAAGAGGTCAACGTAAGTGGCGTAGTCCGCCTCTTGGTTAAGCTCATCTCCCCAGAAAGAGTCCGCCTTGTCGAGTGGGACTAGGTAATAGTCACCAGACTCAGACTGACGGATAACGTAAACTTCATCCTGTTCCATGTTACTTGATCTTGGTCCTTGTGCCACTCTGCCACGCACCACAGCTTGTACATTGAATACGTTGAATCTTGTACATCTTAGTGCGACGATAGCCTCGTGACTGAGTTGTGTCTTTACCGCAGTTGCCGCACTCGTGAGCGTGGGTTCCGGTGTGAGGATGATCTTCGATGAAAGAACGGACTCGGTTGTAAAGATTGACTAAGACCTTGACATCTTGGATGCAGTACTTAGCCATCTTCTTTTGAGCCGTTGCCTTACCAGCGAGGACGTCCTTCCAAAGGTTGAAGCCTTCGTGCTTGACCTTCTTGCCTGCACCTAAGAGCGGACCGATGTAGGCCAAACGGTTCATGACGAAGCCGAACTTCTTCACAACCTTCAGTACGTCAATGCTCGTGAGAGGAGGAAAAGGATCAAGACCGGCCAGAAGAATCTCACCGCGAAGCTTCGGGATGTCATACTTGTTTCCGTTGTAGGTGACTACTTGATCCGCCTCAGTCAAGAGGGCAAGAGCAGCTTGAGCCATCCCAAGACGACCGTGCTCCCATTCACTGAAGAAGAGGTACTCTTTTGAGCCTTCCCAGTGGGCACAGAAGCAAAGCATACCGCCTTCGTCAATAAGCTGGTCGGGTGATACGTTTTCATCCCACATTCGCCAGACGTAGGCCGTAGCCGGTGCCCATTCAATGTCGATGAATAGTGTTTTACTGTCATTAGCAGGCATAGAAACGATGCCCTCCGATACGTGTTGTAGGCCTTAGCCCGTTGAGGCCCGAGCCTCCATTAAAGTAGCAAGAACCGGGGACCGTCCGTCGGACACGTCCCTCAAGGATATCTTCTGCTAGCTGTCGTTGATTGCCGAAGGTGAGTGGTCTGCGTCCGTACCAAGGGAACTGTCCTCGTTGGGCTATGACGTTACACACACTGTCGGGGAATGATTCGTGATCTACTCTGTTAAGAACCACCGAGGCCACAGCGATGCGGCCTTCGAGCGACTCTCCTCGTGCTTCGTAGTGCATAACACTAGCTAGGCAGAGGACTGCTGAAATAATACTCAAAACATCAGGTCGAAACCTTAGTTCTCCTTAGTTGTACCAAGCGTCGGGGATGTGCTCCCCTTCCGCCCAGATAAAGCCGTGCTTAGTTGCCCAAGCTCCATAAGTCATGGAGTTCTTTGACTTGGTGAGTCTTGTATTAGCTCGCATGAAAAGGAATCTAATATCAAGGTCTGGATAGTGCTTCTTAACTGAGA